CGGTGTGGGTCGTTTCGATCCCAAAGATCCAATGGTAGCCTCAGGCATGGTGGGAGCACCTGCTTGTGGTGATGTTATGAAACTAGATTTGAAACTTGATGACAACGATGTTATCATAGACGTCAAGTTCAAAACCTATGGTTGTGGATCAGCAATAGCAAGTTCAACCACATTTGTTGAGTTTTTGAAAGGCAAAACATTGGAAGAGGCCTGCAAGATATCAAACAAAGAAATAGCAGACTTTCTTGATCTACCCGCAATCAAAATACACTGTTCTGTGTTGGCAGAAGAAGCCATACAACGTGCTATCAGTGATTGGGCAGAAAAAACGGCACTAAGAAGGCACAATTCACAGCCACAAGGATAACTAAAACCAAATGGCTGACAACACCTACCGTCCTAGGAATCCGCTTACACAACACTTTCTTCGCACTGGTGCTATACTGCCTGAAAAGCCAAAGACCCGCAAATACCGCAGGGCAACTATGCTAAATACACATACGTTCAGGACCAAGTCCCGGAAGTAGCATAATGCGAAGGAACGCACTCAAACTTTAACAGGGGAGGGTGACATGAACAGATTCGATCATTTACACAAAACGTACAGAGAGGCTCGTGTGAAAGCACGTAAGGAAGCCATACTTGCAAAGAGTCGACTTGAAGTAGACATCAATGCAGGTGGTACAAGTGGTTATCGTGTTAAGAACGGCGTCAATGCAGGCCGTGTTCTCAAACACATATCGACACACAAAGACAACATCTAGTTGCATGGGGGCGTGTCAAACGATGCGTCCCCTACACAAAATAGTTTAAATACATGTATGCGTAAGTACATTTGGCGACATCACGAAATACCTTTTGCACAACAGTTCACTGATCTAGCACCTAAACTGTTGGAAGACTTTGTACAAGTTCATCCTGAAGTACTAGAACAACAAGAACAGCAGAGCAAGGGCGATGAAGAAAAGTATTGGCATGAAATCAACGGATGGGTGCCTTTGGGCCTACTCTATCAAAAGCAGTGGGCAGACAAAGAACACGTCATCAAAAAAAACTATCCCACAGCACACAAACTGGTAAAGATGTTTGGTGATGATGTAAATGTAGCAAGTTATAGTGTGCTCAAACCAGGTGCAAAGATTCCACTGCACAACGGAGATGAAGAAAACCGTTACTGTAAATTCATAAGATGTCATATACCTTTGATGATACCTGAAGGTGATATGGGTCTTTGGGTTATGGGTCAACGCATAGGTTGGAGAGATGGTGTGTTTGGTTTTGACAACTCAGGTGTACACATTGCATGGTCAAATGCTAGTACAAACAGAGTGGTTTTTATCATAGACATACACAGATCAGCATTGGGAATTCCACCCAACAAGTACATGCGTAGCCGTTGGGACTATTGGGAATACACCAAATTATGCACCGCCGCAGTGTTTAGATCTGTGGTAAATATGTTTAACAAGGAGACACTTTATGGCAAAAGAAGCAGATAACAAAGGTATGATCAAACAGGGCGAGTTTACAGGTCAAAAGCCTACAGTGGACAAAGCAACAATCAGTAATCCTTTAGACCGAGAAGCACACAAATCAAATCAACGTGGCGCAGATGGTAAAATCAAAACTACAACTCAGCAGTTAAAAAAACTTAGATAGGAGTCGTGTTTGTACACAAGTCCAGATAGTTTACAAGGAAAACTCTTAATTGCACAACCAGCAACGCAGAGTACTTTCTTTAATGAAAGCGTTATTCTTTTGTGTGATCATCATGCCAAAGGAGCATGGGGTTTGGTTGTTAACAAACCATCAGACAGTATTACACTGGCCACAGTTGCACAAGGAATGCAAGTAGGTATATACGGCAATGAACGTGTGTACCAAGGCGGTCCTGTACAAACAGATGGACTACATTTTATACACACACCTGACGTTACAGTTGCAGATACATTTTCAGTTACACCCGGATTGTGTGTAACCAGCAGTGAAGCAATGCTCAGAGAAATAGCAGAGGATAGAGGTCCAGCAAATTGGAGATTGTGCATAGGTGTTGCTACTTGGCAGGCAGGACAACTGGAAGGTGAAATGAGTGGTGAAAGACCTTGGACACCACAACACAAATGGTTGACAACATCATGTCCGGTCAATTTATTAGAGATTCCAATTCATAGAATATGGAAGGAAGCAACTTCTGAAAGTATTTCAGATTCAGTAAAAAACTTGTTCTAAGTTTCTAATTGCCCTTTGTTGGGCATATCCAAATACTGTTCTATTTTATCTTTTTGTACACAATAAATTGTTTCTATACTGTTACCCTGATATTCAATCATCATATGTTGTTTAATCATAGGTGCTTGTATATAAACATAATTTCTACAAGCATCAAGTGATTGAAACTCCGGATTCATGTATAGAAATGTATCCTTGGTGCCGTCGCTGTGTGTTCCTAACATGAACACAACTATTAGCCATTTCATTATAGTTTCCTCGTTGTACTATAGTATTTAACGATTAAGCCACTGATCTATTGAATAAGTGCGTACTTGATCTGCTTCTATATAGTCTGAATTATTGCGATGTACAACCTTGCCTGTACCCCATACAACATCACAGTCTGCATAACTTACTGCACGTTTTACAGTAACATCAACATAACCGCCATTGTCATATCCTAGCATAAGAAAGGTTACATACTTGCCTTTGTCTCCTTTGTACACACGACCGTTTGCTACAAGTCCTGCAAACTCTACATGATCCATGTAAGTTCCTTTTACAAACATACCTGGTAAAAATTTAGGATCACTCCACCAGTTGTACTTTTTGTATTGATAAACAGGATCGTCAAATAGATCTGATCTTGATTTTGTTTTAGGATATATTCCTACACGTTTGGCTTCGTTCTTGTGTACCCAACGTCTATAACTTCCTTGTGCGTGATTCAAACATCCTTGCCAGAACGCTTCTTTGTTGTGTGCTTTTTGGTACGCCAGAGCCCAGATAAGTCTTCCCAGGTTAACGGCGTGAGCCCTACAGAGACCAAATCCGGATAGTTGCTGTAGTGCGTCAATTGCGGATTGTCTCTTTGGATGATTGCCCATTCTTTGTACAAACTCTGCAATCTTGTCTTCATTCCTTTTAGCAAACGCTCGACGGTACATATCTGCTTCATAATAATTTACTCCTATAATATTACTTATTCTTTCAATGGCATCGTCTTCATATACTATTGTATCTGTTTGTCTTTCTTTGCTCCAGTCATGAAACATACTTGCAGTCTTTCTTCCACTTGCGGCCACAGGTCTTACCAATGCTGTTGCGAACACACAATCAAATACTGACTTTGGTTGTATGGCTCTAAACAATCTCCTCATCGCAGGTGATTCTGCTTGTGTTACACCAAGCACGTCTCCTCGAGATAGCAAGTCCGAAGTTTTTTCGTCCCACTCCGGATACTCTGTGAGTGGTCTTTGATCTATCTCCATTAATTGACTCAAACCTCGATTGGCTAAAATATCCACCTTCAGATGTTCGAGATCTTCGACTTCGTTCTTGTCTAATAAAATTTGATTGTCTTGCGATATTAGTGATTTTGGTAATTGCCTTGTAAACATTAAAATGCCTCCACAGTGTTTTGATATACATCTTTTCTTTCCCTTTAGTTTGTTTTCTATTCTTTTAGCCTCTTTGACATCTATGCCTAGATCCTCGTATTTGAAATTGCGAGGTAAGTTGCCTTTTACTCCTAGTCTTTTTGCCGCTTCACGTCTAGCACTTTTGTCTTTGAATAATACATAGTTTGACAGTCGTGCTGACTTGCCCGGCCACTTTTTAAAAATCCTATTCATAACTTCTTCTTGTTGCCAATGTGGAAAGTCCATATCAACATCAGGTAAGTCATCACGTAAAGGATTCATAAAACGTGCTACAGGTATATTCCATTTGATTGGATCTACATCTGTAATACCCAACAGATAGCACACAAGACTTGACCCTGCACTGCCTCTAGTCATATGAGGTATGTCTTTGGTTAAGTCAATTATGTCGCAAATCTGTAGGAAATATTGTGTGAATCGTTGATCAACGATTAGTTCAAACTCTTCTGCGAGTCTGTCTTCATAGACTTTGCCTTGTGGTATTGGCCTTTTAAATCTATCGAGAAGAGCCTCTATTTGTTGTTGTTCATTCATTGTATTGCCTCTTTGCCTTTGTTGCCTTCGCTAGGTATTTACCGAGGATCTACAATATGATTATTTAAATTGGATAATTAAATTACTCTTCTGTGCTTAGATTCTTAAGCATATCACGTAGTTTACTACTTTGTGCTTTACCACTGATCTTTCCTATTGTATCGCCTTCTCCAGGCTCACGTAGTGCAGTTTCTTCTCCTGCATCATGACTTGTTTCAGTGACTGTTGATTGTTTTTTAAGTCCTTCATAAATTGTAGAACTTTGTTTTTTGAATGATTGATATTCTTCATCTTCTGCAAGATCTCTAATACGCAAACTATCTACATCAAATTCTAAATCTACTTTTTGTCCTACACCACTACTACTTCTAGTTTTCATAAACTGTATTTGATAACGCCCACGTTCTTTCATTGCTCTACTTGTAAAGATACCAATAACGTTATCTGCTGTTTGTATCTTAGATAGTCCACCACTGATGTGCGAATGATCAAATTCTATTTCTTCAACTGCCGCCCTGTTTAACTGCGATGCTGTTACAAACACACATTGTAATTCCATTGCCAAGTTACGTAGTTCTTCACTTACATATTTGTCTTTAACAAACAAATCACTTGGCGATACTTTAATGCTCAAAGGCATCATCAAATCTAAATAGTCAATTAATAATACGTCTGGCTTACACTTGTTTTTAATTGACCATTCTTTAACATAACTGCGTAAGTCATTTGCATTTTTACCACTAGGCATATATTTTATTTGTATTTTACCTGCCTTCTTGCCCATCATTCTAACTTTCATTTCTACATCATCAAGATTCTTAAACACATCTCTAGTAGCAATACCAGTTAG